GTCCTGTGTCACGATATGGTTCCAGTGCTTCGTCTTTGTCTGCACCTGTGTCAAGACAGGTCAAGCTGTTCCAAGGAGTTTTTCCAAACACAGTGTCTAGATTTTGTTGACGAAGCTTTTTTGCATAGGGATCCAAGCCCAGGCTGGTAATTACATCAAACATATAGCCTGCTTCTGTTAGTCGAGCAACTCCGCTCATTGAATCTCTAAACTGGGGTAAACAGCACATCCAAGCACTGGCATTGAATTCTCTTACAACGTCGTGTTGATTTTCTCTGTGTAGATTATATGCTACTGCTAGATCATATGTTCCATGTCGAACTCGGTTATACCCTCTTTGAGTCATCCATTGATGGAAACTTTCTTCCCACCCCAGCAAAACGCCGTCGCAATCGGTTAGAATCTTTTTCATTAAACACCTATTTGTTGTTACGATTTAACATAACAGAAAATGTTTGTTGTGTCAACTGGTAGCATAACCTGCTTGACTCAACACTGACTGTGCCCATGGTAATCTTGGCAAACTGGTTCGACTGCCGTTGGGTCCCCATGCACGTTTGCCGCCGATATCTATGTGTATAAATGAGTTGTATACTCCGATACCTTGTGCGCCAGATTCGATTGCATATTTTATAAAGTTTTGTTTATCAGTGATATTGCTGCTGGGCCAACTTAAATCCAAAGCATAACCTCGCATATGAAGGCTGTTGCTAGCGCCGCCAACACGGTTGTTGTGTGTTCGATCTCTATAAGCACTGTTTATAGACAACTGAATGCCCAGTCGTTGTGCAATTTGTCTTGCAATGTCTGCTATTGCTGGATCTACTTGTGATTCATTTTCCGCGCCTGGCAACATTGACCTGCCACGAAATTTTAAAAATTCATCGTTAGGAACAGGAGCATAGTTGTTCCATAAACCAGTCGCTCCATTTGTGCCTTCAGGAGGAATTGCAGGTTCCCCAACTTCGGGCGCCGGAAAAGACGCACCCGGAGCATCGTTTTCCAGTGGCTCAGTTCTAGTAGGATCACCACCGGCAGCAGATTCGTCAGCGATTCCGCTAAGTGCATCGGCTGCTGCTTCTTCGCTGATACCTTCAGTGCTTGGCAATCCTAACGAAATTGCTGCTGCAATTGCACCAACACCAGGTTCGTTTAACCACATTGTAGCATCGTTTTCCTGCATTTCGTCATCAACTGCCGAAACTGGATGCTGCGAGTGGTTGTCTTTGTCGCCGACTCTGATTACTCTAGGCATATGTTCCCCTTAAAGTGATAGACCTGATGTATTTTGTGTATACTGTTTGGCCATTTCAGCTTCGGTTTTGTGAACAAACAACACTGTGCTTTTATTTATTTTGATTTTTGCATCCTGTGCAATAGTAAATGCAAATGGGCCAAGACCTATGCCCTGTTGAGTTGCTACAATGGCCAGTGGCTTTTCCACTGTGATTTCGTTTGCAGTTTCTTCTACAAAACGAGCAACCACTTCTTCGCCGGCTGCGGTTTTTACTGTAACAGTGTCGTGTTGTTTGTAAGGTGCTTCAATGATCATAGTGTATATCCTGTTCCGTTAAATCCTGTTTCTTCAATGTAGACTTTCAACTCTGAAAATCCTCCAATATACTTACCTTGAAGAAATATCTGCGGAACTGTTTTCGAATCAGGAGCAGCTTCTTGTAGCTGCTCCCTTGACCATTCACCCTGTGATATATTGCGTTCTTCAAATGGCAGATCCAAATCTTCCAATAGATTTTTTGCCATCTCGCAATAAAAACAGTTGTCTTTGCTCCAAATTACTATATCCATTCTACGCCTCACAACTGGCACAGCTCATTATATCGCGAATCAATTCCTGTGCAGGATTAGAAGATCTTTGATAATATAATGTCTTTACGTTCAATCTCCACGCTTCGATCAACAATGCGTTTATGTCTTTGACAGGAGCATCAGGCGGAATCATCAAGTTAAGACTCTGTGCTTGATCAATGTGACGCTGGCGTGCTGCTGCCTGTTGTACAATAGTAAGCGGCACAATCTCATCAAAAGTTTTGAACACGTCTTTTTCTGTCTGACTGAGGAAATCCAAATGCTGCACAGAACCATTGTTTGTGAGTATGCTCATCCAAGTTTCTTTGTCGTTCTTTTCGTGACTTTCAAGTACCTTGGCAAGATATGGATTCTTGTATGTGAATGATCCTTTGGCTAGGTCCTTTGTAAAGTAGTTGGAACGCAGCGGTTCAATGCTAGGCGATACTTGTCCTAGTATAAACGAACTTGAAGTAGTGGGTGCCACTGCTGTTCTGGTTAGGTTGCGCACACCATAGCCAATCATGCCTTCTGGCTCGCCGTATCGTGCTGCCATGTCTTCGCTTGCTTTGAGGCTGCGCTGATCAATAAACTTTGAAATCTCTGCTGCAAGGCTTGTTGCTGTAAAGCTTTCAAAAGGGATCATCTTGCTCTGTAGGAAGCTGTGCCAACCCAGTTGACCAATGCCCAGTGCTCTCCAACGAAGTGCAAAATTATAACTGGCTTTCATGTGTTCAATTTTGGCTGTCTTGTTGATATAATCCTGCATAACAGCATCAAGGAAATAAGTGAGTATTTCCACTGCGTCTGTTTCTTTCCATTCGTCATATGTCAACAGGTTCATGCTGGCTAGATTGCACACAAAGCTTTCGTCATCGTTGGCAGGCAAGCAGATTTCTGAACACAGGTTGCTGGCGTAGACTTTTCTGTTTTTGTCCTTTAGCACCTTGGGCTTGTTGTTGTTTACATTGTCTGTGAAGAACAGATAAGGGTAACCAGACTCTTTGCGCTTGCGAATAACACGAGCCCATAGCTGTAACTTTTTAGCGTCAACTGATGCTATGTCTCCTGCTTTGACTGCTTCACCTTCGGCAATCATAGCTTTCATCCATTCATCAGAAATACACAGTCCAAGGCTCATGTTTTGTATTGCATGTCCTACTTCACGTATTTCCAAAAACTCTTCTACATCAGGATGCTCAATGTCCAAGTATGCTGCAAAGCTGCCGCGGCGAACATTGCCCTGTGAAATAATATCTGTCACAGTTTCAAAAATGTTCATAAAATGCACAGGACCATCAGCAGTGCCACCGGTTTTGATAGCTGATCCTCTGTTGCGTATGTCTCCGAAATATCCTGAAGTGCCAGCACCGTGCTTGGTTTGCATACCAACTTCAGAGCTTTTCTCCATTATCTTGGATATTTCATCGCCGATGTAAACGCCGTTGCATGAGATAGGCAATCCTTTGTCATTGCCAAAGTTTGACCACACAGGCGAACTAAGGCTGTAATAGCCTTTCCCCATGTAGTCATAGAACTTGTCAGCAAAGCCAGCATAGTTTAAAAACTGCTCGGCCTTTTCTGCAATTTCTCTTATTCTGTCTTCTGCTCCTTGACCTTCGTCAAGATAGCCGCGCGACAGAAACTTGCGCGAGTCTCCGTTTAGCCATTCGAAATTCATTCGTATTTTCCTTGTGTCTTGATTTTCATTTGAGTAGTGATTATTAGAATAATTCGTCTGCACCTATGCCTTTTCCTTTTGCGTATTCCACTGGACGCTTTTGAAAGAAGTCAGTCATAGTGCTGCCAAGCAATGCTTCGTCAAACCAGAATGTTTTCTCCAACAGTTCTTCATCAATCTCAATAGCACTGGTATCAAACCCAATTTGACGCATTGAATCTTTCATTCTGTTTTTGATAAAGTTCTTCAATATTTCTGCATCAAGACCTTCTACAGCATACTCGCCGATCATCCAATCAATAACACCCGACTCTGATTCAAGGCTTGCGAGGATTTCTTCCTGGATACGTGACTCTAGTTCAGCATCAAACAGCTCTGGATACTCTTCACGCAGTGTGTTGATCAGTGTGATGCCTACCTGTGCGTGTAGCATTTCTTCGTTGCGTGTATACTGTACCTGCTGCGCACAGTCTTTTAGAATAGCACGATTGCGATTAAAATGCATGATGATATAAAACTGGCTGAACAGACTTACATTTTCTACAAAAAGAGTGAATAGGATGATTGAATAGATATACTGCTTTCTGTCGTCTGTGTATACTTTGTCTAGATATTTCTTAAGATAGTTTACTCTGCCGCGGATAACTTCTTCGTTTAGATTTTCTTCAAATACGTGTGTAAGGTGAAGCACGTCTAGTAGTTTTTCATATGCCATGTTGTGAATAACTTCTGAGTTGGCCATAGCATAGCCAAGGTCTCTAATTGATGGATGAGGTAAATGCTTGCCTACGTCTGCCCAAAAGCTTTTTACTGCTACTTCAATCTGTCCGATTGCTGACAGTGTTCTTACCACTACCTGTTGCTCTTCGGCAGTTAGTTCTGTTTTAAATTGACTGTAATCACTTCTAAAATTAAATTCGTCTGGTGTCCAAAAGCCTTCCCAAATTGCGTCTATAAACTTTTTGGTCCAGGGATACAAGTCTGGCTTTCGTGATAACTGTTCTTCAAATAGCATTTTTCATCCTCTCATTCACTACTATACTAGCCGTGCGACACGGCTGTTTTTTCAATTGATTTTTAATAACTTCGATATTTATTGGAGTGGAGACATTGTGTAGCTCTGTTGCGATTTGAGATTTTTAGGAATTTCTGATCGTACAACATAGGCGTCTCCATTAAATTCAACAAAAAAATCCTCTATGATTAACGCATAATTTATAGAAGAACTTTTTTTGTTGTGTATTATATGTATCTCTGCAGGTGACTGGGAAAAGCTATCAGTTAACTGCAAGGTGTAACAAATCGCTAGAATCTTCACAAAGGGACAGTAAATATTTTCCTCTAAAAGTTCCCACGGATCTGGCCAAGTTGACCGGTCATAAGGGTCAGCTTGAAAATTTACCAGAGGTGCTAATTGATAAAATTCTAAAGTGTCTTCAACTGGAGTTTTGGATTCATCCAGACTTATTCTAAAATCTCGCCACAGTTGTAGACGAGTTTGGAAAGGTTTATTGAACATTGTTTTTTATGATCTACTTTTTACTAGGTATGTTACTTCGCCACTGTCGTTTGGGTTTTCTACTAAAATTCTCACAGCCCAATTGCCGCCGTTGTCAATTAGATTAGCAGAGAACTTTAGATTTTCATCCAGACTATCCAGTCCAGTAATCTCATAGTCATCCACTACTTCGGCTGTGTTTGATTGCCTGTTTACGAATATGTCCAATTCACCGCTTCTGGTAAAATTACGACCAGTCACTGTGCTAGAATAATGATATTCTAAAACATATTTCTTTGTTGCCTGTGCGTCGAGCCTAAACAACAGTTGTGGTGTGGTGTTGCTGGGTACTTCTACTGTGGTAGTATAGCCGCGATCATAAAAGGCAGGACCTTGAACTTCGGGCAAGTACGGAGCAGACACAATAAACTGTTGATCTACTCCAGCAGTATAACTTCTTTTGAACTCGTCGTCAACTGAAAGGTTACCCGATTCTCCAAATAAAATCACAGGATAC